CATCAGTCACCCCTCAGCCCTTGGAGCCGAAGGGGTTGCCGCCGTCATACAGGGCCTCAAGATCGGCGCCTGCGGCGCAGGCGGCGTCCCAGGCATTGAAGACCGCTTTTGCGACCTTCTCGTTGGTGCGCTTGGTGGGCACCATCATCGCCTGATACTTCGTGTCGGTGAGCTTGCCGGTGCGGGTGATCTTCAGATCCCACTCGTGAAGCTCGGCATAGTCCTCCTCACTGGTGAGTCGCTCGATGTCCGCCAGAAGTGATTTCTGGTTGGCGGAGAAGACTTTGACCTCATTGGAGTCGTAGTCGTAGACGAAGAAGGCGCTGCAGCGCTTGATGGCGAGACGGCCATCGCGCTCAGCGACGGTGCCGTCAATCTGGCGCTCCAGGTCAGCCAGTAGATCGGCGTCGGGGTGCTCGGGCGTGATGCGCTTGGTCATCCCGCCACCGTTTTTGTTGAACCAAATCTCCCAGCCCTCAAGAGGTGCTTCCGAAAGGATGGCGAGACGGACGCTTTCGCCGTCCTTGATGGAGCTGGGGTTCAGATAGCCGCCGCCGCTGCTGGCCGGCTTCTCGGCGAGGGCGGTGCTGAAGTCCTTGGAAAAGAAAGGCATTGCTCACTGGAGCCGTTTGCCTGCTGATCCTACTTAGTTAGGTGGAAGCTGGCAACCGAAAGCTCCGTGACTTTGGCGGCTTCCCGGAGCAGGCGCTCCAGCACCTCGGAACGGTTGGTGCCGTTGAAGGCAGCCAGCTTGGTCAGGAGATCCCAGGCGGTGTCCGACATCGAGAGGCTGCGGCAGCGCTTTGGCTCGTTCCAATGGGTGCGGCTGGAGGCCGACGCCATGGGGCGGGACTTGTCCTCCGACATCAAAGGCTACTCAACTAGGTAGCCAGGCTACACCAGATGTGGTGTGCCGCAAGCTGGGCGGTACTAGAGCGATTCTTGGATCACGGCCCAAAGCGTGTCCTCGTCCTCGCCGGTGACAGAGGCGATGCGAGGGAGATTGCTGAGCAGGCGGTCGGGGCTCACGTCGTGCTTCATCAGTACGTCCTCTAGGCAGGCGTTCTGGGCGCGGAGAACAGGTAGCTCGGAAAGCCAGTCAATGCCGAGAGAGGCGTAGCGGAGGCGCAGGTGCTTGCCGAGCGCTTCGGTGGCGTCCTTCTGCTTCTCAGCGGGGATGACGCGCTCTGGGCTGTTGGTGAGGGCGCGAAGGCCCACAAACGCCTCAAATAGCCCCACAGGGCCCAGTGCGATGCTGTCGATGTCACAGAGGGGCACACGGCCCTCCCAGGCGCTTCTGAGGGTCTCTGGGAGCCGGGGTGGGAGGCCGATGTCCTTTACGTCCTCGATCCGGGAGGCGGGGAAGTTGACAGAGCGGGCGTGGGCGACGTTCAGATAGCCGAATGCCACGAAGACCGCTGGGGCGGGGTTGCGCAGCTTCTGGCTGGAGAAGCCGGCGATCTGGGAACTGTGGAACAGGCGGGCACCGTGGAGCTGCTCCGCCATCTTCAGCAGCTGGGGCTGGGTGAACTGTGAGACGTATCCACGCCAAGCGGCACTGAAATCGCGAGAGCCGGTGGCCAGCATCTCTAGGACGGGGACGCCGGGAATGGGGTTGTGGGTCAGGCCCATAAGGCTCCGTAAGCTATGTAGGCAGAATAAAACGACCTAGGGAAGTAAGGGGGTTTTTCGCGTGTTTCCCTTAATAGAATCCCCGAAGAGAGAGCCCATCTACTTAAAACCCCTTTAGTAGTAAGGGATTTGATAAGACACCAAGGGTGGGCAAAGATCGGTCATGTCCCATCTCCGCCTCAAATCCCCCCGATTTAGATGGGCGCCTGTCCCGTCATGGGACGGCTCCTGATTCATCCAAAACCACTCCGGCGCAATGGTTTTGGCGAGGTGAGGCTCCCAGGGAGGGGGAGTAATAAAGGTGTTGCACGAAAAAGGCCCCAACCTCCATAGGCTGGGGCCCTGATGGCGGGGTAGCGGGGACGGCTACACCTGATTCATACCGTCGCAGCGGCTGCCCGTCATGTGGCTGGCGGCTTCTCGGATGGTGGCACGGGGGCGGTAGTGGGTATCCAGCCGCCCCGTCACCTGGCTGCGGAGCCGCCGGGACTCCAACAGCGTCCCCACCAGCTGATCTAAATAGCGCCGCAGGCTCCGGGAGTTGAACTCCAGATCCAGCTCCTTGCTCCACTCCGAGGCGATCTGCCATTTGTCGTGGGTCACGGAGCGGAAACGGCTGCTCAGCACGTCCATGGGGCCACCAGACTCCGGGTTGCACAGATGCAGCTGCCAGTGGGACTGGTAGGCGTTGCGCGTGATACTGATCTGTTTGTTCATGTAGCCGGTGCGGCTCTTCTCAAACTTCAGAAGGCGCGTCGGCCCGATCTGGGGCATCGGCTGCCCTCGCCGCCACTTCATCAGCTCTGGTGGGTAATAGACCCACAGCTCGTCGCAGGCGGCTTTGATCTGCTCGGTGCCGCTGAAGCGGGTGGGCTCGTCCCTGGTGGTGTGGTGCAGCACCAAATGGGCACAGCGGGGCCATGCGACGCCGTTGTATCGCACCAGATCCCGAATCGGAGCGCCGTAGTTGGGGTCGCCGATCTTCACGTCACGGCTGCTCATGGAGGTGAGGCAGTCGTAAATCACCAGATCCGGGGCGAACTCGTCCAGCGTCTTCACGATGCGGATCATGTTGTCGAAAGTCACGCCAGAGCAGACCTTCACCCGATCGCCCACACCTCCGTCCACCGCCTCCAGCGGCAGGTCGCGCACCATGTCCATGTCGGAGCAGTCCGACGTGAAGATCAGCACCTTGCCGGGCTTCTCAACGCTGTGGCGGGTGCCGTCGATGTCCAGCGGGAGGCCATGCACCACCCGGTTGGTCAGGAAACAGGCGAGCGTTGTCTTGCCGGCATGGCTGGAGCCCGCCAGCAGGTGGACACGTCTTCCCAGAAAACCATCAATAACGTCAAGGTCGGTGGAGTCCTTGCGCACGGACATGGTGATCTCGGCGAGGGTTCGTGCCTCCCGCCTGTCTACCTGCCCTAGGTATTGCTGCAGCACTTCCTGGCGGAGTCCATCGCTGTCAACACCGAACTCCTTCTTAGCTCGGCCAAACAGGTAGCGCACGGCCACCGAATCCTCCTGATTGCGGATGACCTGCATCACCAGCTTGCGCAGTCCCTCCACCTGAATCTTCGTGTCGACTGGGGGGATCGCCCAGGACGGTGGCAGCCACCCACCCTCTCGTGCGAAATAGAACAACGACGCGATCCGGCTCTTCTGCTCCTCGCTCACGCGGCTTTTGGCGAGCGAGCGCAGAGTCTTCTCGGCGTCGTTGCCGCCATCCCACTCGTTTTTGGTGTTCCACTGGCTGCCGGTCACGATCTCCTCGGCCCAGCTCAGGCCGAACTCGTTGATCAAGCCGCACAGGATCCGGCGCACCTTCTCGTATGTGCCGCTGCCGCGAGCCAAGCGGTTGGGGCAAAACTCCAGTGCGCTCTCTGCTAACTCGCGGCGCTCCCAGGCACTCAGGCGCTCCCACGGGGTGCCGTCGTCCTCTCCTGAACGCTGGCGCTCCTCGCGGGTGCGCTCCCCGCTGATGGATTCCGTCTGGGCAAGGACACCCAGCAGCAACCACTCCGGCGCCTCTGCCACAGCTACCTCGGACGGCCCGTGGCCTTCCGCCCAGCGGTAGTAGAGCGGTCTCTGGTGGGATGACTCCGGGTGGTCGCCAACAATCACCGCATGGCGACCATTGCCGGTGCCGTTCTGCCAGATCGCCTCCAGCACCACGTTGCCCGCAAGGTTGCGCCAACTGGCGCTCTTGCCCTCCAGCTGGTGCCACCAGTGCGGCGGCACCTGGAAATAAAGTTTGGCGCGGCCTTTCTTGCCGCTCAGATTGGCGACAGTCGGGGGCAGCGCCTTGGGGCCGCGATTGAAATGGGCCTTGAAGGCACGGATGGCTTGACTGCCCACGCCATCAAAGTCGATCACCAGCAATCCGTTGGACTCGGGGCCGGTGATGGCGCCCAAGCCGATCATCTTGCGGCTCTTCCAACGGTCAGATGGGGTCGGCGTCTCGTTCAGGCGCAGCACGTCATCAACGGAATAGCCGGCGCCCGGCTGGTTCCAGCCATCCTCAAAACACCGTTTGGCGTCGTCGCCTCCTCCTGTAAGAGCCAGCCGCCATTGGCTGGGAACACCCTTGAGCAGAGGGAGTTGGTCGCGACGGAGCATGGTGGCCGGAGATCGGTCAGCTGACCTTAATGAGCCTGCCTCATCTTTTTAGGTAGGCAGTGACAGTCGCTGAGGAATCCCGGACAATCTTGCCTAGATACGATTCGTCGGGTAGGGTGCGCGGGTTCGCCCCCAGCGCATGAGCCGTTCGGACCGTTACTACTGGGCCGGTGTTGGCCTTGGTGTGGTCTTGGGTTTGGCCTCCTTCCTGGTGGGCTGTCCCTGGAGCACCTGCTTTGAGCCCTCCCTCCTCAACCACCCCGGACAGCTTCGCGCTGAGCCCTGATACCTCAACTCAGTTAGATGCGGCACAGCGTTGGCGCCTCATCACTGATCTGTTGGGGCACTGCCTGGTCGCCCACGACCCACAACTGGTGCGGCTGATCGTCGTCTGGATGCAGACCCACATCAATGCCAGCGACGCCAGTCTCCTCGACGCCTGGGAAAGCCTTCCCGACGAATACAAAACTCCACGCAACCTCCATGTCTGACATCAACGCCTTACTGACTGAACGCGGCAAGCGCTACGGCGCCTTCAGTGGCCACGCCAACGTCACCATGGACCTCAAGCGGGTCATGCGTCACCACATCTATGACCGCGATCTCGTGCTGGCAGATGACCAGTGGGAAGCGCTGGACATGATCGCGCACAAAATCGGGCGGATCATCAACGGCGACCCCTCCTACGAAGACTCCTGGACAGACATTGCTGGCTACGCCCAGCTCGTTGCTGATCGCCTCCGCAAGGAGGCTGCATGAGCCTTCTCGATGACCTCGCTTCGCTGGGCACCTGCTTTGCGCTGGACACCGAAACCGCTCTGGCGCCGAAATGCTTTGAGCCTGACCAGTGGCGCCTGCTCCAGCTGCACAACGACAGCGCTTCCCTCTGGTACGACATCCCAACGCTCAGCCAGGAAGACCGCGAGCTGCTGAGGTCCTTCCTAGAGCGCCGTGATCTGGAGATTTATGGCCAGAACTTGCTGTTCGACTACCGGGTGCTCCACGTCAATGGCATCCAGCTAAAGGCGGAGCTGTTCGACACGCTGGTGGCCTCCAGTCTGATACATAACGGGGGTCCCAAGATCAGTCACGCCCTTGCTGAGATCGCTAGGCGTGAGTTGAGCATCACCCTGGACAAGAAGCTCCAAGATCAGGACTGGATGAACGCGGAGCTAAACGACGCGGATCTGGCCTACGCCATGGAGGACGTGCGGGTGACGTGGGAGGCCGCCCATGTGCTTCACGAAAAGATCGCAGCTCAGGGCCTGGAGGATGTGTACCGGCTGGAGTGTGCGCTCATCCCAGCGGTGTCAATGATGGAGCATCACGGCATGTGGGTCGACCCAGATGCCCTTAGCGAAACCATTGACCACTACACCTCCGAGGTAGCTGCCTCAAAAGACTGCTATCTGGAGACGTTGGATGGCCGCCTTCAGGGCGTGGGTAAGGAGTTGCCCAAGAACGAGGACGGCACCTTCAACACTCGGCCGATCGCTAGGGGGCGAGGAGCCGCCAAACTGCCCGCCGGATACAACGTCAGCAGCCCCCAGCAGACCCTCGCTTACTGGAAGGAGGTGGGCCTGGAGCCTGTTGACGAGAAAGGTAAAAGCACGACCGATAAAAAGATCCTGGCGTCGTTCCAAAGCGATGAGCTGGTGCGGATGTTCCTGTACTTCAGACGCGCTGAGAAGCGTTTGGGGATGGCGAAGAAGCTGGTGGAGCACCGTGATGAAGACGGTCGCATCAGGGCCCGGTTTATGCCGCTAGCCACGGGCACCGGGCGCTTTGCAACATCTGGGCCCAACATCCAACAGATTCCCCGCGACCCTGAGTTTCGTTGCGCCTTCAGGGCACCTGAGGGGCGAGTGCTGGTGCAGGCGGACTATGCGGCGATGGAGTTGAGGGTCGCTGCAGCCATTGCGAATGAACAGGCCATGCTCGACGCCTTTAACGACGGCGCCGACATTCACACCCGCACCGCTGCGTTGATGTTCGGCATCGAGGAGTACAACGTCAGCAAGGAACAACGCCAGCAAGCTAAAGCGGTCAACTTCGGAGCGTTGTATGGCTCATCGGCTCGGGGTGTGCAGTCGTACTTCTCAACGCTGGGCATGTTCGTCACTGAGAAGAAGGCGCGGGAGTTGCTGAAGCTGTGGCACGCCGCCTACCCGGCATTTGGCGTGTGGCACGAAGCGTGCCAAGAGCGGGCGATGAAGAACAGTCCTGTAACCACTGTTATCGGCCGGCGGCGCAAGCTGTTTGGCGAAGAAAACCGCCTCACCACACAAGCCAATAATCAGGTGCAGGGCACCAGTGCCGACATCATGAAGGCGGCGTTAGTTGAGATCCATAGCAAGCTGCCGACTGGCGCGTTCCTCGTGGCCACCGTCCATGACGAGGTGATCGTGGAGTGCCGAGAAGAGCAGGGCGAAGAGGTGCTAGCGATCGTGCTTAGGGAAATGGAAGACGCTGCCAAGCCAATGCTCGGCGACTGCATCCGCATCCAAGCGGAGGGCGGGGTGCTTCAGAGCTGGGGTGATAAATGACGCTAATCCTGTTTAGGTTGGCTCAGGCGAAACTACCTAGCTGGAGAACCACGGCCGCGAGGAGCAGCTCAAGCGTCTGCGGAGGGCTATCTCTATGGCCACCGCAGGTGAGCTGCACCGCATTGCCGATCATCTGGAGTGGATGCAGGAGATCCGGCGCGGTAAACGGAAGCAACGATCCGGTTGGAGAGGTAGAAACTCAGGGGGTACGGTAAAGCCATGGACATAGCGCTTGTCCGCCAGCTGCTGTACACGGCACAGGCGCGATACCTCAAAAGGCAAGATCCACACGCGCAACCGCTTGATCCCGGATCCACACCGCCCTCACCAGCTGCTGATACAGCTGACGAAGCTCCTCGGCTGATAGCGCCTCAAAAAAATGCAGATCCTGCATACTCGCCACCAACAGCTCGTCTACAGGCGGTCGCTCTAACAGAGCGCTCAGCCGATCTCGCTTCGACGCTATGGCGTCGGAAACGTCGGGATCGTTCAGAGCCTCCAGGTATTTGATCTGGGCTCTTAGTTCAACGGCCTCCTCCGGCTCAGTGCCGACAAGCTGAGCCAGCTCACGGGCGTGGTCAGCCAAGGCGGCGTTGATCGCCGGCACGATTAGCTCCTCGCGGGTCGACTTGTACTGGGCCGCGCAGCCACGCTGCTTGCACATCACCGCAGGAATGCGGCGAGGGGCAGGGGCGTAGGCCATGGCGTGGCCGCAGTGCTCGCAACGACAAACCGATGTAAGCACTCGTGGGGCCCTCCTTGCGTTGCTTCCCCACATTCGGCGGTTCTGCTGGAGAGTTCCTTGTACGGATTCCCACTCAGCAGGGGGTATGAGCGGTTCGTGGGTGTTCCATGCAATTTCTGCATAAACGTGGTTTTTCTGCTGGTGATAGCCGGTGCCGCCGCGAAGGACAGGGTTCACCAGCCATGCCTTCACCCCTCGGCACGTCTTTAAGGGGATAGGTGGGTTGCCCTGCTCCTCCCAGCGGTCCATGGCTGGTGTCATGCGCCAGCTCATGCTTCGCAGCAGGGCCAGGAAGGCTTGGGCGCGGGGCCACTCCACAGGGTCTGGCTCAAAGCGGCGTTTGTCCGCGCTCACCCGGTAGCCCCAAGGGGCTCGACCACGCAACGGCCGGCCTGCTTTGCGCCCCTGTTCTAAACCCGCCTTGACGCGCAGCGACAGCATCCGGCTCTCCATCTCGGCCAGGCTCGTCAGCACTCGACTTAAAAGAAAGCCTCCCGGCGTCTCCGTTTCAATCACCCCGCCGTCCAAAGCCGTCAAAACCACCCCGCGCTTTGCACAAAGGGCAATCGCCATGTCGGTGTCGGCAGCATTCCGCCCCAGCCGGTCCACCCGCGTGATCACCACCTCGGCGACCTTGCCGGCCGCCACCAGCTGCAGCAGCTCCAGGTAGCCGGTGCGGTCGCTTTCTAAGCCGCTCTGCACATCCTCGATCACCCGCTCCACGCCGGCCGCGACGAGACGCGCTTTCTGGTGCTCCAGAGCGGTCCGCTGCTCACCGCTGGCGGTGGAGACTCGGGCGTAACCCAGGCGCAGCTTGCGCACCATGAGACTCTTGGAGTACCTCTATACATAGATGGTTTTTCGTGGTGTGATGGGGCGGTCACTAGGGGGACAACCGACCAATGCACCGCATCACGACGGAGGTTTTGGAATGTCAGCAACAACTGGATCGGCTTCAAGAGGCGCTGGACGTGCTCTCGGACGCGATCGAACTGCCCTATCAGGAGTCGGAGGCAGAGGAGATTGCCTGCCGGATCCGCAATGTGCGGGGGGTCCTCCAGGTGCAGGTCGCGTTGATGGAAGCGGAGGTCGCGAAGTGGGGCCTCTTACCGCCGCCTTTGCTCGTTTCACCGCCGAGCGATCTGTGAGCCTCTGCGCGACCAGCATCGCCAGCGACTACACCCAGGCCGCTAAGTGGCTATCTAGGTGCCCCGTGCAAGACCTAGAGCGGGGGCGGGACGCCATGGTCTGGGTGCTGCGCCAACAGCCGCCCAAAGCGGCGCTGCGCGTCGGCATGTATCTCAAAGCGTTTTATCGCTGGGCAACCTCGGAAGGCGTGGGCCTTACGCCCATCAATCCCGTTGCCTCGTTTCGATTCCCGAAGCGCCCTCAGTCCGATGAAGAGGTCATTGTCATCCCTCGTCGCGAGCTGCCCTTCGTGATGGCTGCGCTGGAGCAGGTGGCAGACATACCGCCGCGTTGGGATCTGCTGGCTCGCTTCATGCTCCAGACCGGGCTGCGCACGGGAGAGGCTTTTGCTGTCCGAGCCACAGACATCCAGGGAGAGCTGCTGCGGGTTCACAGCAACTTCACCTTGACCCATAGCCTTAAAGGCTCAACCAAAACAAATCGGAAGAGATCCGTCCCACTTAACTCGGTTGCGAGAGAATGTCTGTCGCAGTTGAAGCCGGATCCCGCCGGCTTCCTCTTCCCTTGGAGCCGGAGCACCTTCGCGTGCTTCTTTCGCACTCGGATGGAGCGGCTGCATCGGCAAGGCGTTATCACGACCCGCTTTCGCCCCTACGACCTTCGGCACACCGCTATTAGCGGGTGGCTGGAAGCCGGAGTGCCGATTGCGCA